ATGAGCATTATCCCCAATTCCATTATCGAAATTAAACCACATCTCAATGCTGGCAAGGTATTGAGTGAGGTTGAATCCATAAAATTAGTTTCACCTACTACTTTTTTTTCAATACCTTTAGCTATAGAAAAAGTTTCAGCTGGTTTTCCCTCTCCTGCTCAAGATTATGTTGATCGAACTCTCGACATGAATGAGCACCTAATTAAAAATGAAGAAGCAACATTTATTGTTAGAGTGGCATCACTTTCGATGCTTAACGCTGGCATTGATATTGATGATGAGTTGATTGTTGATCGTAGTCTTGATGCTAAACACAACGATATTGTTGTTGCACTTATAGATAATGATTTTACTGTTAAACGCTTAATGATTGATGAAAATGAGCGTTGGTTAAAAGCTGAAAACCCAGATTATGATGATATTCATCTTCATGACGGGCAAGAACTAATAATTTGGGGTGTAGTTACTTATATTCTAAAAAATACAAGAAAAAAATCATGAGACATGAAGATAAAGTCTTTTTTCTCATAGATGTAAATAACATGTACGTCTCATGTGAACGAGTCTTTAATCCAAGTTTAAACAATAAACCAGTCATCGTTTTGTCAAATAACGATGGATGTGCCGTTGCGCGCAGCAATGAAGCAAAAAATTTAAATATAAAAATGGGGGTGCCATTATTCCAGATCAGAGACATAGTAAAAAAACACAATGTAATTGTTCTCTCTAGTAATTATGAACTTTACGCTGAAATGTCGCGCAGATTTCATAAAATTCTTGCATCGTATGTAACTGATGAAGATGTTGAGAAATATTCAATAGATGAGTGTTTTGTTGATTTTTCAGCTTATGAAAAAAATTTTGACCTAGAAAAGGTCGCTCAAGATATGCGCTTAAAAATATGGAAATGGCTTGGATTACCTGTGTGCGTTGGAATCGGTAGAAGCAAAACAGAATCGAAGATTGCTAACCATATAGCTAAGAAAAATCAATCGTTTAATGGCGTTTGCGATTTAGTAAACATGGATCCGTGCAACAAAGAATATTTCTTCGCGCAGATAGATGTTTCTGAGGTTTGGGGAGTTGGCCGTAAGCATGCTAAAAAGCTTCAATCAATGGAAATTAACACTGTATTAGATCTCGCATGTAGTGAACCCAGAGAGATGCAAAGAAGATTTTCTATTGTGATGGCTCGTACTATTAATGAGCTGCAAGGCATCTCTTGCCTTGAAATTGAAGACACCCCACCCTCTAAAAAGCAAATTATTAAGTCATGTTCTTTTGGTGCAAAAGTTACCGAACTTATTGACCTTCAAGAAGCGATAGCGATGCATGCTCAAGAAGCTTGTAAGAGATTGAGAGATGATGAGTCATTATGCGGCTGTCTAATTGTTTTTGTTCAATCTAGTCCTTTTGATGAAAATGTACCTTTCTATAACAAGTCAATAACCGGCTCATTTTCACAGCCAACAGATTGTGCATTAGATTTCGTAAAAGCTGCAACAAAGATGGTATCTCACATTTTTAAAGAAGGTATTAAGTATAAAAAATGTGGGGTCATACTAACTGGGCTAGAACCAAAAGTTGGACACACTTATGACCTTCTCACGGATTTTGAAGCTATAGAAAAAAAAGAACAATTGATGAAAGCACTGGATAACGTTCACAACAAATTTGGAAAGAAAAAACTCGGTATAAGTACGTGTTATGTACCAGGACGGAACTGGTCTATGTCGCGGGATAAATTAAGCAGAAATCCTTTTTTGTGGGACGAACTGTTGACTATTAATAACTAATTTAATATTAAAGAATTACTTAAAATTTTAAAAACTCTATTCTCTATCCCAGCAATATCGAGAAAATCTATGGAAATCAAAAAAATCTTCAATTTGATAAGTCAAAAAATGATGGCTGAATTTTATATTTCTGCTGAATTTAATCATCATGGTGTTAAAGGTGATTATAGAGAAGATGCTTTAAAAAATTTTTTAGAAAATGGCAAACTTCCTAAACAATATAAATTAGGAAATGGAGAAATCATTAGTTCATATAGCCAAACTTCAAAGCAAACAGATTTAATTGTCTATGACAACAACAAGAGTATTATATTTCAAGCATCAGATAGTATTCAGATCTATCCAATTGAAACTATTTACGGAATTATTGAAATAAAATCAAAGTTAAGTAAACAAAAACTTAATGAAGGCTTAGAAAATATCAAATCTTTAAAACAAATACATTCACCTTCTTTTATTTCTAAAAAACTAGGGCCAACTTCCACAGTCACATATGGCAATACACCGCCTTTTGGGGTGATCTTTGCGTATGATCTTGGAGGTAATAGTCTTGATTCCCTCGAAGAAAACCTAAGAGAATGGTGCTCTAAGAACCCTGCTTCTGTATGGCCTAATATGATTTGTGTTTTAAATCAGGGGTTAATTTTATTTAGAGAAGGCTTAAAAGACAGACTACATTCTAATGAGATAACGGATGAATGCACAACGATTGGTCTGCATTTCAAGGAGGATTCTTTATTTGAATTTACATCAAGATTAATTTCCCTATGTAGTACAAGAAAGGTCGAGGTATTTGATATAAGCCAATATTCTGATATTGGACTAATTGTAGATGGATTAAGAGTAAAAGGTGTTAGAAGATGGAAACATAAAGATGACCCAAGCAAACAATTTTGCTTGAAACAAGAATTTATTAAAAAAGTATATTCAGAATGTAAAGAACAAATTTCAAGTAAAGAATTATTGATTAAGCGTCTTGGTAATATTTCTGGACTAGAGCAGCTTTATCAAGATACTAATGGATTAGTCTATTTATATAACCCTGAAAATTATAAAGGAATGGCGGATATCCTATCTACTCCTACCCAAAGTAGTGAAAGCATAATTGAAAGGTTACAAAATGAGAAAAATATAGCTAATGGTTTCTTTATGTATATAAATGAGGTTCCTTATTTTGTACCTTATATTTACGTAACGGATGAAGATTTAGAATAGTTTTATCTTCCTACCAAAATACCAATCACTGGAATACATTAATAAACTAATTAAAAAGAAGATTTTTTAAATTTAACTTATGATGAACTCGTCGAGATTATTAGTAAGGCTCGGATGACGGGTCTACAGATGATTTCTATTTTAGGAACAGTTGGTGATTAATGAAACATAGGAAAGTAACTTTATCAGCAGTTTTATTATGGGGCGTAGTTGCTTATGCACTTGCACTTCTTACATATTGTACAATGAAGAGTGTATTAAGTGCTTCAGCAGATAATATTTCTGCTTTTGGCTCTATACTTGGGGCATGTGGTGCATTCTTTGCTGCTTTTGTAGCAACATATTTATTCAATGATTGGAGACTTCAAGCCTCTTTTGATTTAAAAAAACAACATGTAAATGAAATTAGTTATTTATTAGCCCAAAGTTATGACGAACTTCATAAAATGGAAGAAATACTAGAAAATTTGAAAAATGTGAAAGACTATAAAATACTTTATGAAAAATATTATTCATTTAAAGCAAATGATTTAAGAGATGAGTTTTATAGCAAACAACTGAATGTTAAAATGCTTGATAGACTTAATAAAAGTCAAAATGAAATATTTGTTGTTTATGCAAAATACCAGAACCATCTTGTATATTTAGTAGATAACTTTAATCGCATTCAAAAATCATATATTCGATATTATGATAAATTTAATAGCGAAATGGGTAATGCCGAGCGTATACTTATGTTGAATAAGGGGTCATTCCCAAAGTATATACTTCCAAGTGAAAAAAATGCTGAAGAGGTCGGTCTTTTAAATACGCATATCTATCTTCCTATACAATTTGAGAAAGAAGATATATCTTATACTTTTAATAATATATTTGAGTTAATAAAAAAGCTAAGTGAAATATATAAAGATCTTGAAGCTAAAGTTCTTGACTCAATTGACCTTACAAAAAATGATTAGCCCTCGTCAAATGGCTTTTAAACGAATACCTACACTCAAAATGAGGAAATTCATTGATAGTATAAATGATGAAGCTCTAAAAGCCTCTTTAAAAACAGTCTACGATGCAGAAATAAATAATTAATAAAAAAGCCCTGAATATTCAGGGCTTTTTTTAAAGTGCTTTAACGCAAATAGATACGTTTACGTTGCTATTTATTGTATGGGCCGTACAGCCACATAAAAGAAAGCTCAGTAACAGTAACTTCATTAGGCTTCCAAAACCCTAGTAGCTGTTACGCCTTTTAATTGTGGCAATGTATAACGCTTACTTGCTGGTTGAGGAGTACGTCCATACCAACGGAACTCTTGGAAATCTGAATCACTATAGAGTGCGTAACACACTTTATTTGATTGATTACCACCAAGACAAACAAGTTTTCCAGTGGTCTTATCACGTCCTACGACAAAACAAACATGGCCTCCACCTTTACGGGTTTTAATAGCAACACAACCATAAGCAGGTTTTGTTAGTTTTGCGCCGTAATTCACGTAATCCAATGCACGGTACCAATGCTTAGGATAAGCAATTCCTGCTGCTTTCAAGCAATGAGCAACAAAAGTTCCACACCACGCAGTTTCATCATCCGCCCACCAAGCTTTAAGCTCTTTTAACCATTTCAAAATAGTTGGATTGTGCTGTTTACCTGGTATTTCTTGCAGACCAATATGTTTTTTTGCTTCAGCTATCCAAGCTAATTCATCAAGCTTTGTCGGTGTAGGAATATTCATTAAAGTGTTGATTCCTACTAACTGGCCTGTTAGTTGAGGGCCATTAAGTCGCGGCTGAGAAATTTTCTTACCGATCCATGAAAGACCAAGCATTAAAGTACCAGTTACAAATGCATGATACTTTTCAGGGATAACCTCATAATCAACACCCCATTGAAGTGCTGGCAACAAAATTAGCATGATGAATGCACCAATTGTCGGTAGCTTGACAGAAAGGTACTGCCAAGCATTATTTTCAATAAACTTCATTCATCTTTCCTTTTTCGTAAACTATCTTGCTCTAAGACTTTGATTCGTAACTCGCTTTCTTTTTCACGTAATTCACTTTCTTTACGTTCTCTGCGATCACGTCTCCACTGAAAAATGAAACTAATGAATAGGCCAACAACAGCCACAATTGCACCTGTATAGCTCAACCAATTAATTGAAGTTAAAGAACCAAAAGCACTTGCTAAACCACTCCAGAAAGTAGTTTTATTAGCAAAAGTTGTGACAGTGACTTCAATTGCCTGATGATCAGACATGACCTATTCCCCACGTTTCATTTGTGGTTATTTTTGCAAGTGTTGTTGTTCTAATTGGAGTAAGGTTCCAAACACAAAGCACGAAAAAAAAGCCCGAATTATTCAGACTTTTCTATGTGCAAACTATCTGCCTCTACTTGCTAGGGCATTTAATCCCTTAATGACTTCTTGACCTAATTTTAAGAATACGTTGTGACGTTCAATTTCGTTTTCTAAATACTTCTTGCGGTTTTCCCATGCTGATGAATTGAAGTAAGTACTTTCAAAACTCAAAGGCATTTTTAAAGCATCTGATAAAGGCATTGGGCAGTTTTCAGAAATACTACTTGCAGTATCAAGCAAAAGATCGGTCCAACTCTTTGATGATTCCTGTAAAGACGGAAGCGGTGCGAAATCGTGCAGGCGCGTCATCTGCACCTCTTTCCACTAAAATACCGTGGTTATCAACGCTTAACCGTAAATGAGTAAATAACTCATTGTTTAAATTATTAAAGTCTTGATAGCACAAATCAAAATCACTAGCTGGCATTTTCTTAATGAAATCTAGCCGCTGCTTAAATTGTTCTTCAAATAATTGAGGGTTTGTTCTATCCGGCAATAAAGCTAAGTGTTCATGATTAGAATAACTCAACTGAAAAGCCATCATGCAGGCAATCCATTCAGCGACGTTCTTACAATTTGCCTCTAAGAACTCCACTTCCATTCCAATAAGCTGTCTAACTGTAATTCCATTTTGAGTAGTTTCAGTTTTCCAATTATTTTCTGATTGAAGGAAAACTTTAGCCCAGTCAGTGTTCACCTCCAACATAGTATTACTTTGTTTTTCAAGATATTTAAGCAGCAATAAATACCGTTCCTGAATTGATAAAAGTAAAGGATCCACATTGTCTAATGCTGATTTCAGAAAAGCTGAAAGTCTTTTTTCATTAAAATTTGGAGCAATGATAGATATTTTGAGACATTGCTCAAAACTAAGCTCTTGCATTTGGTAGGTATTTTCACCAACGTACACAGGATCAAAAGTAATCATTAGTTGCCTCCATATAATGAGTAAATATCCTTTGAGTCCCATGCAGTTCGACTCATTAAACTAATATTGACAGCTAAACTTAACCGGTTACCTTTTTCATCAATTGGCGCGACTATTGGTGCTGAAACACTTTCAAGAATAAAGGGTTTATAAGTTTTGCCATGAGTAGTGAGAGATACGAAAGGTGGGATAACCCCTGAAAACAAGCCTTCTAAGGTTGTATTTGAATCATTAACGACATTTTGCAGCGTAGAATCAGACGATAATGATACTGGTACGCTCCAAGCCTCCAACTGCATGATCTTGTCTTCAACTTCGGATTTTGCATCACTAAAGGCCAAGAAAAAGATTGATAAATTAAGACGTACTGATGATGTAGATAGGAATACTTGAGTTGTATTCACTTTAGTTAAATTTGTTCGCCCTTCAACGCTCTTAAGTGCATTTTCAGCCGTTGCTAAAGGTCCTGATGCCATATCACTTAATGCTGAAATGAATGGTGAATTCTCACCTAACGTTGCTGCAGCTTGAAGCATTTGCCCAGTTTGCAAGTTAGCCATCAACATTGGCATCTTTAGTTCTGGATTGCTATTTTCAAATGGAGTTTGCCATTGGCTCTCAATACTTTTATCACCGTCAGTCAACAAAGCACGAATTACTGGTGAGGCTACTGGGTTACCATCTTTATCACAAAGTGAGAATTCAGCATATTTATGCTTTGAAATTGAGCCATAGAAAGGATCTGATTCAGTACTGGGCAACTTTGTTTTAGCTGTATTAACAGCTGGTGCATATGCTAAAGCTTTGGACATGTTTAAGTACTAATTCATAACAAATAAGCTATTATTAAATAAAAAATATGGACACTTATTAGCTTAGTTCCAGCATTAAAAACTGATAAGAAAGTATTGAAAATACAATAATTACTAATTTTAATATCAAGTTGATTGTGAGCAATTTTTTAGTATGATGGAAATGCGAATATTTATTTATGCTATTGTTTGAGAAATAAAAAATGTTAGATTTATTCACCCCAATTGTTGAGTCTGAAAAACAACATTATATTTTTAAAATTTTATCAAATGAAACAATGTATGCTGAAAGGAATGTAATATTAGATTGGGCTGATGGATTTGTAGATAGAGATAATAAATTTGTAAAAGAATTCCAAACTACTTTTGAATCTTCTTTGATGGAATTATATCTAAATAAAATCCTGAAATCAGAAAATATTGATATAGACTATAAACATAATGCACCTGACTTTGTGTGCAACAAAAATGGTTCATCTTTTTGTATTGAAGCGACTATTGCAAATCCTGAAAAAGATGGGCAGCCAGCCTATGGTTTTACAGAAGACTATTTAAATTTTGATATTGACTTTAAAGAGTTCAATAGGAAATCAATTATTAGAATTGCTAATTCTATTGTCACTAAATCTCAAAAATATACAAGATCTTATTGTAAATACCCGCATGTAATCGGTAAACCTTTTATTTTAGGTCTTAATTCCTTTGATCGTCCTCATTCCCATTTTATAGGACACCGCGGTTTAATGGCAGTCCTCTATGGAATTTATTTTAATGAAGAAAGGGCTGTTTCAGAAGAACTTTCCTATATTCCAAGAGAAAGAATGGATTTTATTGAGAAAGATAATGGAGCATCAATTCAACTCGGTTTTTTTACAACTTCGGAGTACGAGTACATTAGTGGCGTAATTTATAATCCATATGCTAACTGGGGGAAAGTCCAAGCATTAGCTGAATTATCTGAAGCAAATAAATATACATATTTTAATGCGCTTTACACTAGGGATGAAGTAAATGAGGAAACGTTAACCCCAGATATCCGTCAAGGTATTCCTAAAGAAGAATATTCTGAATCGATCTTTGATGGTATGTATATTTTTCATAATCCTCATGCTAAATATCCAATTCCTAAATTTTTATTTAACCATCCTAAAATTGCTCATTTCAGTTTGGATAAAGCCGGGAATATTATTGAAAGAATTAGTGGTAAATTTTTACTTTCACGAAGTTTAATAGGTGCACGTGTAAGTTCAATGTTTCCCAAATAAAGAGAAATTCAAAGACATAATATTTATAAATTTAATTTTGCTGTATCCAACAATCCATAAAAAATACGCTCATCAAGAGCGTATTTTTATTACTTATATTAAGCAGCTAGATTAATATTATTCTCTTGCTCAAATTCATCAATCTTCTTAATAATTTCAGCAGACTTGTTATATGGCATAACAATCTCATCAAACTCATTAACTTCTGAGCCCCAGAATTTGAGCATGATATTCTTGATCTGAGGTTTATCAACGCCGTCGCCATTGAATACATACTTGCTACGTTCAGTTCTGACATAAAGATCGTACTTAGCAAGCTGCTCATCAATACGTAGTTTTCTAGGAGGCATTGCGATATCACGAATTTCTGAAAAGAGGTCTTCAACACTTGTAAGGTGCGTAAAGTCTAATTCTCGTGTTACTGGAACATCATTAGAGCCTGCATGTTTTTCAATAATGATGATGCGAGTAGAAACTGCGGTACCAGCATTTTTAAAGGTTGATTGAGGTAACCAGATTTCAGCTGTCAAAATTGCACCAGGTGTGCTTTCAATAAATTCGTCTACTTTAGAATCCATCGTACCACGTGGTACCAAGGCCACAATCCGACCACCATCATAAAGATGACCAAAAGCCTTCTTGATATGTTGAATTGCCAAAGTGCCAGCATGACCAAATGGCGGATTCATCACAATCGCATGGTACTTATTCAATGATTCTAAAGATTCGAATGTATCAACAATTACTTTAGCACCTGTATTTGCCATTTGAGCACGACTAGCTAAAGACTCAGTCGGTTCAATCATTGTCAACTCTACATCCTGAGGAACAAAACGACCAATAGCACCATCACCAGCACTAGGTTCAAGCACAGAATCGCCAGTGTGTACCCCTGCCCATTCAATCATTTTGAATCCTAGAGGTTCAGGCGTTGCATACCATTCCTTACCTTCGCGGTTATCACGACTTTCAGAACGTTTGCCTTTGGTATAGTAGAATGTGAGTGCTTGATCAAATGGTGTTAACTTAGCAATGCGGGCATTTTCTTCATCATATGCTTTACCGCCAATACCATCATTTAGACTTGGCTCTTCATATTTAGCTTCTTCATAAGCCTGAATTAACGCTTCTTTGATACTTACTACAGCATCAGCACCTTTTGCAAAGTTATCTACTGTTTCTGCGCGTCCAGCAATCGTGTCTGCAAATGCAGCCCGTTCCCATGCAGTACCAGTAGTCAAGTATCTCTGAATAGCATTTGATGCTTGTCCAGTTCGATAGATACGCCCTTCCGTCTGTCTCAACTTGGCTGGCTTTGTTGGTTGACCAATATTAATGAGTACTCGCTGGTGTTTACCAGTTGTATCATGCAAGCTAATCCCAGTAGAACCAGCATCTGACTGCAGAATGAGAATATCGTGCCCGCTATCATCAGTATTAAATAACGCTACATTAGTTTCACGTTGTTGCTTTGAAAGACGGCCATTAAATAAAAGAGCATTAGGAAATGCATTCTTTAAAGTTTCAACAGGTGAATCATAATCAAGATTGAGATTTACTAGATCCGGTCTATTTTCTTTGAATGCATTATATTCAAGCTCAATATCTTCTCTAAGTGGGCTTTCATATTTTTCGATATCAAGCTTACTAATCAAGAAAGGTGCAAAACCACCGCCCTCGTTATAGTCATGAAAAATTACTACTTTACGACCTAATGCTAAGTGCTTTTTCACCATATCAACACAAGCTTCAGCTTTAATAGCTTCTAACAAACGGCGTCTTGCTAAGTAATCAAAGCGTTTTGCAATAATTTCGTATATGTTTTTAAATCGGTTGCCAGTAAATAGCCGATCATATTCTTGCATAGATGCATGACGTCCCCAGCCTGTTGTTGGTTTACCAGTCTGAGCAGCCCATTCTTCAAAAGTTCGTGTTTTGTGCCCTTCTATTTCTTTATAACCATTGCGAAGATAAGTTAAACCTTCATCAATAAGTTCACCAACACGAGAGCCAATTAGAATGAATTTACGATCATAGTCAAAATTTACTTCTAAATCCCGCCCAGACATAGCACCAGTGTTTTTAAGATTTTCGGCGAACTGTCTTTCAAGTACACCTGTATCCACCTTAGCTTCTGGTCGCGTCAACTTACCATATCGCTTTCGATATCCAAGATTTCCCATATAGAAGTGCTCTCGAGCCTTACTAAAGCCTTCAGCTAAATTACCTTGGTCATCAACAGATACTGAAGGAGACATATAATCAAATAAATAGCCTTCCGCCCAATCAAGTGAAAAGTGATAGCTAAATGGCGTAGCAGATAAGAAAACAACTTTGACCTTACTTTTCTGGTGTTTCCAATTCAAATTCCAGATCTTTCGTTGTTCATTTCGAAGGACCTGCATTTTGTTATAAGCGCTTAGATATTGTTCTGTTTCTTTACCATTTTCATCAAATTCTTCAATTGGCATCTGCTCAGCAAACTTATCTTCAAACCACTCACTAAAACCATGCAAATGCCCGGTTAATGCTCGTAGTTTGTTTAATGCTGCAGTTGCTTTACCATCGGATGATTGCGATAGAGTATGGGCCTCATCAATTAAAATCAGATCCCAATGTTTGTGAACCAAACTTTTATTTTGACCAAAATTAGCAAAGGTTGTGACCACGACTGAGTGATCCTCACCGCCATTTTCTTTAATACTTTTTAATTTGTAAGCCTTGATATTTAAAGGGCTTGAGCTTTTGACAAAGTCATTAGCGATTTTATCGTTTAGAGTAACAATTAAAATATTCTTAAGGCCAGCATTGATAAACCGTTTTGCTACACCCAGACCAGTAAAGGTTTTACCTGTACCAGTGCCGTTTGTAAAAAGAATACCCTTCTTATTTTCCTCAATTAACCGCTTTTCAGTTTTTAAAACATCACCACGTTGTGCCGGTTGCAGATATGGCAAAGCTGCGTCAATATTTGAAGCATCGCTCCAAATTGTTTCTACATTATCTGCTTTTAATTGAGCTTCTAGCTTTTCATCTATGGCAGCTCTAACTGATTTAGCAGATTGTACAATTGATCGATCTCTTGCTCGTTTAAGAGATGATCTCTTACCAGATAGTTCACCGCCTCCGCTGCTGTTAATCCGGTTAGTATTGGCTCTACTATTTCCATCTGAAGATTCATTTCTTGGATTTCGGACGCTAGATAAACTTGCATCATCACTTTTTGATAAGCCAGAATTACTGTCTCGGAGTACCCCAATTTCTCCATCATTTCTGATTGCTTCTGAAGCCTCAAATTCATCATTTCCTGATCCAGTTGTAGAAACAATTGGTCCTCTGGATCTGAGACGAAATTCGCCAACTGATTCCACATCTGAATTGGTATTTGATACATGTAAGAATAATCCTTTTACAAGTTGCTGATCTTCTGAAAGAAGAGAGTCTGGAATAGCTTTAAGATGTTTTGAGCGTACAAGAATTTCACCCTGATAATAAAAGGCATAGGGGTCAAACTCTTTAGCTTTGGTTAATTTGATGCCTTTAAGACCAATAACCTGTAGTGTTTTATTCTTTTTAGTGGTGTATGGCTTCAGCTCTTTATCGCAAGCAAAAAGACTGACAATAGTCTCTAGCTGTTCAATAACATTTCTGGAACTGTTATTAAGGTGTTGGATAACTGATTCATCAATGTTTTTGATAGCCTCGTTATATAAGACTTCAATAACTTCATCCAATTTTGGAAAGTCACTTTCTTGACGGGCAAAAGCTAAAGCTTGCTTTGCTACAGACAAGTTAAGTTCTATTTGCTTATGGATTATAAGAAGGAAAAATCGAGCAATATTGCTCTGATAATGCATGAAATCAATCATGTAATAAATCGCAACCAATACTGTGTCTTTAGTGATTGGTTTGAGCTTTAAGATGGACATATATCCCTCAACATAGGAACTTTACATTCCTATGTTGAATGATCGTAAGTATCTAATTTTTAGTAGGTTCCAGATCTAAACTTCTAATTCTTCAAAAAGAATGTCATTAATTTTGTTCCCTTCTTGATTTTCCTTGTCATTACTTTGATCAATTTTAACTTTCAAAGCACTGTGGAAACGTTCAGCCCCCTCTTTCGTTAATCGAATTATTTTAGGACTACTTGAACTGCTGGAATCTACCAAGGAATCGTACATTTGCACACTAATGAAATCATCACCAAGCACTTGTTGTGCATATTGGATAGCATCTTTTACACTTACTGGTTCAGGTTCACCAAACAAGCCTACATTACTACTATCTAAAGCCTGTTTCTCTGCAAATTCAGCTAATGCTTTAAATAACATACTCATTTTTTTTGAACTGCGGCTATTCTTGGCGAGAAATACGGCGAGCTCAGCAACACCTTCTCCTAGATCCTCAAAAAGCCCTTGCTGCTTTACAAACTCAACAATATCTTGATCATTTTGCTTTGCAGATAAAATTGTATTTGCTGCATCAATAATTGCATTAGCAACACGTTGATCAATGGCTTGCTCCATTCCATCAACGATTTGATCTGATATATCTTGAACATTTCCACGACTTATAGCTTGCGCTTCAATAAATTTAGGCGCAGCAACACCAAGCGCATTAAGCATATTTTGAAGATCTGGTTTTGTATGATCAGCCATCATTTCTAGCAGACGATCATCATTGTACGCTTTACTAAAAATTGCGGCCTTGATTCTGTTTATCAGTGCTTGTGTTGGTTTTTTATCTTTCGTTGTGTACTGGGCAGCTTCTGTATCACCTAATTTACTTAAAAAACCTTGAATAAACTTTTGATTACTTACTGCTAATAAATCGCCATCTTCACTCGGGTTAAAAAGAGCCAGTAAATTCTCATCTAAACGTTTAGCATCAGCTTTAGCACGTTCAGTTGCTGTAAAAGACAACTTATCATCTTGGTTAGCATCTATGGCAAATTGAGCTCTATCAATCTCAGTTGTACGAATACGTATCAAGATTGGTTGAGCTATTGCTTGGACCTGCTCACTGCTAAAGCCAAAGTAATCAGCTTCATCAATCAACCATTGTTTATACTCATCTGCGGTACCGCGCTCATAGGCAAGCTTGATTGCCATTGTTCGGCCATTTCCTGATTCAACAACTAAATCATCACCAGTTATCGGTGCTCCCGTGTCTGCCCGACCTGAGCGGCCTAGGCTTTCGGGGTCTAAATCATTAGCAGTTTTCTGTACCCATGCTTGTGAGGATTCACGACTACGATCTCGTGGCTGCAATTCTTGCGGATAATTAGGGTTTTCCGCACCAGTTGCTGTATGAGATGCAATTACTTGATCAATATCAACTAAAGCGAATACAGTAGAAATCTTTTGTCCTTTGGCTGTTTTCACATTATTAGTTCTACCCTTCAATAGCCCAGTAAAGGGCTGTTTAGGTTTAAAGAAACTAATCATTTGATCAATTACAACTAAAGGATTTTTAGCAATATCTTGAATAGAAATTAGATTTAAAGTTGTCATTAGATATTCTCCGCTTCCATTTTTTGCACTTGATTCAAGAGTTCTGTCACCGCTGGAATAAGAAGTGGATCATTTAAGTCTTTTTCTGCTTCATCTCGAATTTGCTCTAATAACTCAAGATTAACTTTAACCTGCCCTTCAATTACTGAACGGTAAAGTTGATTACCTTCATCATTTGTCGTACTAGGCTGAAGACCTTCAACTTCTGTCGGAGCATTGAGTTCTTTAGATTCATCATTATCTGAATTTTGGGCTGGCTCTTTATTACTGAGGCGATCCGCTAAATGTTCATCTGCCCATGCTCTTGAATATTCATAAAATGCTGTTAAATATTCTGGTGAACCTTCGGCCCCATTCCAGTTTTTTAAGAATTCACCACGGCGATCTGAAACCCAAGCCATAAAGTCTATGTTGTTAGAATCTTCAGGATTTTCCAAAGTGTCTAACCATGCTTGCATCATTTTGTTTTCAGCTATACCAGCTGTACGTGCTGCTAATACTTCTTCATCTCTTTTTTGTTTAGCTTCATTTTCGGCATCAATAAGTTTTTTTGCTTCTAATCCTGCTTGCTGTTGAGCCAAAGCCTGGTCATCTAGATCAGAAATCCATTCACGTGCCCAAACTACTGCATCAGAATCCCCCTCTAGAGCCTTATTGATACGTTCAAAGAATGCTTGGTAACGTAAACCATCTTCACCTGCCCATTCAGGATCAGCATTTAAACGCTTTAAGTCGGCTTTTAAACGTTCGGCTTCTTCATCAGAAATACTATCTGGTAACTCATTATCGAGACTATTCTCTTTAATGATTACTTCATTTTCTTCAGATTGCTTGGTTAACAATGTATTTTGCAACTGATCCAATTCATTTAATAAATTGGAAATTTCTGCACTTAAAGAATTTAATTGACTTTGTTTTTGCTCGAGACGTAGTTCAGCATCTGCTAAAGCCTTGGCCTTTTCTGCTTTTTTAGATTGTAACCGCTTAAAACGATTACTATTTTGGTTAATCAACTTCATAATTCGACCAGCGAGAACTGGAATTGATATTCCTTCTCCCTGATTAGGCTGAATTGCAGCCGTAATATCCCGATTGTTCATTAAAATCTTCCATGAAATTAATGAATCTGCTGGACTAATTTTTTTTGATAATCGATCTGGCTTATGAAAAAGGATTGTGAAGTTTTGGCCGTCATCAAAATCATAAGTAAGAGCAATTTGAAGGACTTTTTTATGCTTAAAGGGCTTACTTTCCGTAACGTTAACGATTTTGACGCCAGTTTTTGAAAACTGATCCATAGAGTGATGCAAAATTGCAGACAGCTGCTCTAAATGCTGGTAATCAACGATAATAGAGTCGTAAAGCGCTTCTTCTACGCCTAGACTAGATAAAAGTGTAGGTAACCCATCAAATTTACTCAATAATTGGCTGTGATCATCATTTCGTTGCATATCTAATAACAACTTAGAAGTATCACCCTCATGAGAAATTAAATTGATTCCATCCCATTCAGGTTTTTCAGCTGCTACAACATTTTGTAATTGTTCTAGTTGCCATCTTTGAATCGGTTTTGAACCCGTCAAATTAAATTGTTTTGAAGATAAATGGCGCTTAAGTCCAAATTGATTTGTTTCAATAACATCAGTAACACTAGCATCAAACATGCGGCCAAATTGCAGTATCGCTAAATCAGCTGCATGCTGGTCATCGATAGCGCCTAATACCGCAACAGAATCAAACGCATCTATCCCACCCTTTTTACCTTTTAAATTTACAACACGCCAGAAATCATTTTCCGTGTAATCTTCAGTGACTAAAGCATTAATTTGACGGTAATCACCCTTAATAAACCCAATTGAACAAGCACCACTATTCACCATGGAGTCAAAACCATGTACTAATCGGCTTTGATGTGGTGCGTGTGTTTGAATGAAAATTGATTTAACACTCACGGAGTTATCCTCATTTTAATTTGAGGATATTTTCTCAAGTAGGTGAATCTATAAAGGCAATGAGTTCCATAGCTTATTTTAAGTTGGGAAACATTTTGATGAAATTTAAAGTAACAATGGCATGTGCTTTATTAGAGGCATCAAGGGGCAAATTGCCTGCTTGAAGTGAAACTAGATGCTCAATTTCAAATTGGTTTTGATTTCTTGCAGCTTTATCAAAAGCATATATTTTTAATCTCATTAAGTATTCAATTGGTGGCGGCTGAGTACCATCCTTATTAAACATTATTTCTTTTATAGCTTTAGCACTATTCGCAATAGCTGCTTCTTTAGTCTCAATAAATGAAATGCTCAACTCATTTGAAGCATTACCAGTTACATGGTTGAGTTGAAAATGCCCCACATGCACTGCATCGGTTTGGGCATCTAGTAGTGATACATCTACATTATTGGCTAACCAAGCAACTTTGTTTGAAGGATCAAAAATTGGAATATTCGCTTGAGCAATCTTACTGTTTGCACGGTAAGGCTGAATTTCTATTCCAAAATGTGCAGCTGAAAGTGTTCCTAATGCGTAAAGTTCCTGATAATGGGAAACAGCTTGATCCACTGTTAGACCAGACCATAAGACAGGATTTTTAGCAAAACGATCTTTAAACGGATTTAAAACGTTTCCAAAACTGTTATTTATAGTTTTATTCTGTGTTTCGTATTCAAAAAAAGCCATTATTCTTCATCCTCTGGAAATTTACGGCTCTTAGCAATACTTTCAGCTAATGTTAATGCTTCCTCATATTTCATACCTGTATCGCGCTCAAGAATGTAGGCCATAATATCTACATCTAAATTTGATTCTTTCAATGATGCGATTACTTGTGTTTTAAGTAATGTTGTATTCATTCTTGATTGAGCATTGTTGATTTCTTCCGTAGCTGCTGCAGTTTGGTTTGAATAATATTCAACTTGCCAAGGGTAATCTTCAGGCTCAAATTGTTCGTTATAAGCAAAACCCCAATCCAAGTGAAGAATTTGATTAATCCCTTCGGAAGCTGCTGTTCGAATGTCTTGTGACCTACGCATGATTTGTGCAGAAGTATGGAATGCTCCACCTTCTCCAATACCACCAGTTAACATGTCAGCCCACCCTACCATACTTGGGTCTAGACCTATACCGCCCATTAACAAACGGACATTAATCATGAACTGTTCAATATTAATAGGTGAGCTTCGTTGATTCTTGATATCACCCACTGGATTTAGAACTTGTTTTTCATCAAATACTGGAAGCATGTGAAAAGCAGTATTCCAGACTGCTTCACCACCTGATAAAGCATCACGGACATAAGCCTCATGATTTTTAAGCAAACCTTCTAAACCACGAATATAGGCTTGACGTTGTGCTGGCGGCATTCCTGACATATTTACTGTCAAGAACATCTGATTTACGGTATCTGCGATTTGCTGGCTATTCATAGATGCCAAAGCGAGGATTACATCATCATAAATATCTTCAATCTCATAAAGAAATGAGCCGCCTAAATGCGCGGGTAAGATTGGTAGCTCATCTGGATCATCACCCTCCAACATTTTCGTGACAAGACCAGTTTCAACAAGCTCATATTGAGCAATATTGCTCATACGGGGCATTTTGAAACGTACCATTTGGATAGTATTCAGTTTGGTAATAGTTTTTTGCCAATTGCGAGGATCTAAACAAAAAAAGGCGACAGTCTTACTGCCTTGTTCGAAAGGTTGTATTAATGGTGGATAAGTATACTCATTACATACGAGGTCAATTACACCTTTATCTTTTTTCCCGTAAATACGTGCATAAGAATCACCAAATGAAATTGCATCTCGGGCTAGCTTGCTTAAATACTTATTGATCAGCTTTTCCATCTTTACACGGCGCTCATCTAGTTGTTTTTTTAGTTTTTCAGCTGCTGGTCCATTCGCCTTTTTTAACCGTTCTGCGGGCGTAATAAAGACTTGTTGGCCGCTATAAGAATCGCCGCCTAAGGCTGCAGAAACATGAATCCCCATACCCTCTGCGATAGGTGCAAAGCGTAACATTCTCTCCCATTTAGTAAGAATTTCTTTCCGAGTACGCTTCTTATTGGCTTTGGTTTGGTTAGTCCCAAGTGAAAACGGAGCCATAGTTTCATATAGCTGTGCTGTTGCATCCTGATTAGACGTATCGAATTGCTGATCATATGAATTAACATTTTCACCGAGTAACAACGATAAGAACCGAGAAGACATAACGAAGCCAAAATACCTAAATAATTATGTATTTTGAAGGCTGCTATTTTTTTACTTTTAGATGGGTTCCAAAGTGAATTGGAACCCTACAGATTTCATTAATTAACTGCATGCAATTCTATCTGAACTTATTTTTTAATCTGTTCAAAGGAAAAGCTCATGGCTGAAGTTAAAGTATTTAACGATTTAGATATCGAATTAGCTCAAAAGACAAAAGATATTGTAAATAGTCAACGATATAATAATCGTCCTGCTTTCAAAACATTAAACCTAGGCTGGGATTTGGAGACTGGTTCCATTGCAGTTAACTACACTTTTGTAGAAGAACCACAAAGTAATGATCAGCCTGCATAAAATGCATTTAAATGGAGAAAGCCCCAATTAAGGGGCTTTCTTTTTATTAAAATTAATTAAGAATAGTCGTATCAATTAACAAAGGATAAGGAGCTGTTAATTGATACCAACTATGTGTGTTAACTTCAAAATGATCAAACCAAGCATATAATTCAGGCATCATATGTCCATTAGGGTCAGAGGTGTTTCTACCAATTTGATAAATTTTATTATCTTGATATCCATAGAAAGTTGATACATAAAATTCATCAACATCCATAGAAAAACTCCATATAACATCCATACCCTGAAATAATAAAGCCTTATTAGCTATATTTCCTGAATATAAATAATCAACCCCACTAATCTCTTGTAAACTAGTTACAATAGTTAAAGGCTTAGCTTGAGATGAAAAAGCTACAGTACCGTCTTCTCTGTAGATTTCTAAACCTACACCAGATGATAAGGGCTGAACCCTAGTAGAAAATATATATACCTTAGCTGCTGGGGGTTCTTCTATAGTCCATACACCGCCTGTTACTCGCTTACCGTAGTAAACAACAATATCCCAATTATCGCCATTAGATTGAATTCCACCAAAAGCACAACTACAGTCATTAATAACTTCTAAAGCAATAACAGGAAGAGGTAAATCAGCTTTTGGAACACTAAGCTTACGCATCTTCCCATCAAAACGCCATCTAGGATTAAAACCGGGTAAACTATCAATTAGTACCCCTGATTTAATATCTAAAACAGAATGTAAGTGTAGATTGCTATAATTACTATCAATTTGAATAGTATTTCTATCATTAACTACTTGAAAACCTGCAGCCATTTAATAAACCCCATAATAGAATCCAGTAACTAGACCTGCATAGTTAATTGTATTACCTGAAATAGTTAATTTATTGTAGGTCATCTCTGCAAGATTACTTCCATAGCCGGGTAATAAATCGATAATAAAAAATATATTACCATTACCAATACTGTCAGTAGGTATTGTTACTGAACCTGAGATACCGGGAGGACTACCACCTTCCACCCTACCAATAAGTCTAGTAATTCGAGTAGTAGCATCTAATAATATATTCTTAGACTCATCAAATACTTGTAAGCCTTGTGGCATATTGTCCTCCAAAAATAAAGGGCTAGATAACTAGCCCCTCTTCACTACCACAGCCCTAATTTAACCCTGACAACATTATTATCATCGTATACCGTAATTAAACTTCCGCTTAACACCATTCTCGCGCCATTAGGCTTAGTAGGATCCTTATAGGTCGTTAAAGTTCCCAACTCACCAGCAATCGCGCTCAATTTATCGACTTTAAACAGTTCAGCTGTTAAAGACTTCGCTTTGAAGTTTGCTGCGGTCAAATTTTTAATAAATACATCACTATTCATAATGACCTGATTGTCTTGAATTATGAACGGCATATATTTAGTAGAAGAAGTACCTGTTGTGAAAAAAATTCTATCAGCTTGGAAACCTATAGAAGTTTGGACAGTTCCATTATTTTGTTCACTTACCATGGATAAACCAGAGAAAACACCGTTGTTATCCATTCCCATTACGTATTTACCTTTCATCCCGTTGATCAAATCAACTTGAGACTTAAGATTAATTGCATTTGGCCCATATACTGAAGTGAGAGTTTGAAGTGAACCAGCGTAAGCTCCTACATCCGTGGTATATGTAGTTTTAAAACTCTCAAATTCAGCAATATTGTCTGCATCTTCAATATCGATGTAATCAAGATCCACTTCGCCTGCTTGAGCTGCATAATTGCCGATAAAAACAGGAGTAAAGAAAGCTGCTTTATTTGCAAATGTTTTGGGGTATGTAAGCGTTCCAGCCCCACTACTTGCACCAGCAGATCTACCCTTGAAATATGCAACACCAGTTACCCATGTACCCAAGGCAGGTGCAGCGCCAGCCACCACATAATGACTTGAACCGATATCTCCATTTATGTAATTAGAGTCTGTAATAAATGCAGTTTTTGCGGCATTAAAACAGGTAGCCCCCACATAAACGACACCAGCACCAGACACGCGACGATAACGGTATTTAATCCGATACATTTTGTTTTCATCAATTGGTAAAGTAGCAAACCAATTCAACCATACTTCATCGTTTCCAGAATTATCACCCATTCGTATTGCAAAACCACCACGACAAGTTTGATCTTCAATTAAACGCATACCAATTCTTGAGCCGCTAGGTGTTCGATTTATCCAATCTTTCTCGAATGTAGTTTGTGCCGATGTCATAATTGTCTGACTATTCGCTGAGTACAATGCAGACATTCGCTCGGTAGAAGAAGCAAATGCCTCATTTAGCTTTGAAGACGTTATGTAATCTCTTTGAATATCAGCAACGGAACGTGCGGCTGCTCCTGCAACATCCTGAGCTTTGACGATTTCAGCAAAAATAGGTACTGGTACAAGATTTTCAGCATATTGAATAGGTGCAATTGTCTGATCTAAAGCTGTGAAGCTAGAAGATTTAACCTGAGGAATTAAAGTTTTATAGTGCGAAATGTCATACCTAGCACCACCACGTAAAAAGACGACTTCAATAGAAGCATTAGACATTTGCATGATATTTATTAATGGTGATTGTGGAGTCCAGCTATACGAGAATTTTTCAATAATTCTATTCTCAGCCTGAGTACCCCATCCATTGGCGGTAACACTCCACTCGCAGTTTAAACCGAAAGTTCGAGAGCCATGTGTAGACCAACTTACATTACTATTGTATTGGCCACCTAAAGTAGCAAACACCTTAAAATTATATTTTTGCTTTCCAGTATTTAGTTGGAAAATAACAGGATAGTAAATGTCAGTATTTAGTGCAGTTAGATCAATATTAGTAGTAACTTGATCTCTTAAATTTTCAGTAGCAAGTTGTAATGGTTCAATAAACTCAGACTTAATTTTCTGTGAAGATGCAGCTATAGCCCTTTCAACATTAGTATTAGTGAGGTCAGCATTTAAGATATAAGCCCCATTCTTACTATCAAGTCTTGATGACATTTCAATAAGCTTACTTGCCCATGTTTCCTTAAAATTAGTTAATGTCCCTAATGACTCGTTAGCTGTGGAAACGAAATCTTGTAAATTAGGATCTGCAGATGCATAGTCAGTTACGTCATAACATTCAATTTGAGCTAAAGTCCAGATTAGAGGGCTTTCAGGTGTTGGGGCTGGTCCACCCGCTACATGTACGAATCCAGAAGTATCGAATCTTCCGGTGGCACCGGATTTAACCATACGAACATAAACTTCAAATCTCCCCGTCCCGTCAGTGCTACCAATGAATTTATCTACTGATCCATCGCCCATTAAATTTGCTGCAGGATATAACTTGTAGCCGATAGGTAATTTAATCAGGTATTTAATGATAAAAATAGCATTTGAACGTGTGAAAAACTGTTGATGAAAACCGCCGAAATTCGGGCTTGCTGAACCAGTTGTAACGATTCTAAGTTCATGAGTTGAAGTTGTCGGATTGTCAGCACTTTTAGCTTCACGAGTAACACTAACTGTACCATTGCCTAGATTGTTATAAGTGCCGACGTTGTTCATTCCTTTCTTGAAATTTACATCACCGTAAAGCAACTTACCGTTAGTAATCATCATTGCAAGCTTAGTTGTATTTTCTAATGCTGAACCCAGATTGTCGGTGCTTGTTTGGAGCTGAGTAATATCATTATTACGAAGATTAATTAAATCTTTTGATGTTTGATCCGCTGCTGCTTTAGTAGTTTTTAATACCGTTGAAAGTCCACCTGGCACTGAAGCATCATATTGCTGAATTTGTTGTGCAATAACACCTTTGTTAACATCAGCATTGATAAATGTATCTTCCACAAATTTCGCATTTTGTTTAAGAGTAGTTTTAAATCCTCCTTTGAAATTAGGAGCAGAATTTCCTCGGCTAATGAAAATATTCGAAACTGAAAATGTGCCCGCTGAAGGAGCATTATCAAATCGTAAACCCAGAGGAACAAATTCAAAATTCGTAGCTTTTACATCACTTGGAAAAATCCCCGTTAATTCTAATTCTCCACTTGCTTGAACAGTAAATAATGGTAAACCAAGCCCATATACCGCGCCGTGAAATTGGATGGTACAAACTGCACCAATTAGACCTGCCGAAGCATTATATTTGATTCGTATAACTACAGGATCACCTTTAGCGATTGGTAGTTCTTTAATTTTATATTGTAGTTCCCAGACTGGAAAAGTTTGATTTGTGCCTATTGAAACATTTAATGTTTTGATTTCATCTCCTAATAAAATCCAATTGTCTTCTGCGTATTGAATAGTATCTAGTTTTGCTGAAAAGGATTTTATTTCTTCTGCAAATACTTCTTTTGCATCAGATCGAGTAATTTTTTGTTGAAGAATTTGAGCATGATTTTCTAAAACTTTTTGCAAGTTTCCACTGTTATTTGCCAAACCTAGAGGAATGCCACTAACGACCTGAACAGCAACCATTATCTGTTTTGCACCATTCAGACCAGAATCAGGAGTTGCATGGAGCTCAATACCTCTTCCAGCCCCAATTCCTTTCTGACCAATTAGGATATATGCATCCCTTCCCGTAATCTGATCAAGAGTAAATTGATTTGCACCTAATGAAAGTAACGCAGCTTTAACTGTGTTTAAATTCATAGCAATGTAATCATAATTTGTGATTATCACAAAAGTATCTTTAGGTATTTCATTAATAGCATTACTCATGGCAACGGCGTTTGCAGGGTCACCATATGTGTCATATCGAGTTGAAGTTGCAATCGAGCCATCTGCTGCTAAAACATGCACAGAAAAGCCGCGGTTAGAAGCTACAGATATAGTCTCACCTTTTAAGTTCTTGATTCCAGTAAAATCATTATTCCAGCCTGAAGAATAAACTCTGTAATTAAAGACTTGTCCTAGATCTTGATTTAACTGCTTGTAATTAGAATCTAAGCTATTAATTGATTGGGTTATATTTTGTTGATTATCACTAATTGTAGAGTTTATTTCCTGAAACTTCCCATCAACTGTTAATTTATTCGTATCAACAGTAGATTTCAGAGTTGTATAATTTTCAGTTAGTACTTGGATCTTTTCTAAATTTTTCTGAACATCTGTTTTAGTACCTGTAATTGCTAATGAGTTAGCTTCTAAACCTTTCTCAATTTCACGAGGATTTTTTCTAAATCCTGTTGCTAACTCACCTTTCTCTAATTGAACTTCTCGAATTAAGAAATCAGGAGCATACCCTACTTGAGCACATAGGATAATATTAATATACTGTAAGTTATTGATATTTGTATCAAAAGTATAAGTACATAATACTTCTTTATCTGTTGCAATATTCCATTCATTAACAACCTGATTATTACTGCTACCATCATATCTATGGATGATTAATAGCAAAGTTTTTTGTGCTGCAGTTAGAGCTTTGGCTTTAAGTGACAACGTATAGGTTTGATTTATTTCTAAACCATCAGCTATCGTAATTGACTCGATAAAACCTTTAAAATATGTAGACGAATTCGTAGAGCGGAATCTCCCCCAGTTTGCGCCATAAGCATCCTTAAAAACTTCTAGAACATTACCTTCAACAACAGCATTCTGACGCCAGTTAGAGATTGAAAAAGGCGCATAGAAATCACCATTCTTGATTAAATTGTCTCCACCACTTGACGAGATTGTTGCTTTTAGAATTTTACTTTCTTCAGCTATAGCTTTATTTGTTTCTGCTTTTGTATAACGGGTGCTATCCAGTGTTGCTGAACTATCTGTCCATAAATTTCCGAACTTCTGCTTAAATTTTGCTTCCAATTCATCTGTAGCTGCGGCAACTGCTTTATTTGTGTCAGCAGTAGTCGAATAATTTTGTAGTTGTGTAGCGCGTACAAGTGATGTGTCTACATCTTTGTCAGTAAAAACGCTATTTACCCGATAAGCTTGTAACTCCCACCAACCGCCACTTCCATTGTGTCCAAGTGCAAAACCTAACTTCATTTGTGGATGAGTATTTAAAGTTACAACCTGTTCGATATATACCCATTCTTCGTTTGCTGGAATTCTGTTTAAAGCAATCACTGATGCAGTGATTGTAGCATTTGAAAAACTACCATCTGCTTTGCCATACATAGCCGTAATGCTGCAATCACCTGTAGAATCTGCACTTCGGCGAACCCAAAAGCTAACCTTATATGAACGATTTGTCGGTAAAGCTTTGCGGCTATATATCCAACATCCTGCTTGATTCGAAGAATCTTTTCTAAAGACAGTATTGCCAACTTTTCCTGTATTAGTTGTTTTAAAGTGGATTTTCAAATCATAACTATAGTAATTAATCCAATCTTCAGGGTTTTTTAAATTAAAATCTGGCAGTAATGAGTCACTATCATTAGCAGATTCAATAGATGCTTTAACATTTTTAATTTGAGCATTAAGCTGATTAGTTTGATTTGCTGTAGCTTCGTCTAACTTTGCTGTGGTTGCATAGTTCTGCAGTGCTTTTGCGGTGTTATCGATATTTTTTTCAGCATTTGAAAGTCCAGTTTCAAGACTTGATGTTCTCTTTGTTAGTGCCTCCTTTTCAGTCACATATGTTTGTTTGAAATCATTAAAGTTTGCATTAACTTGATCTACTGCAGCGTTGTAGTCATAAGCACTGGGGATCCACGATTCAGTAGTGATTAAGTCACCCCTGACAAGCACTGCCCAATAAACCGTTCCGACTGAACCTTGAGCAGCAGTAGGACTGTTAATCATGTAAAAATTTAAAGCACGTTTTTCAATAACTTGATTATTTTTAACAAAGGTTATTTTATTAATAACTTTGCCATTTGTATTAACAACGGATTGTAAGGCTTGCTGACCTCCCCCAGCATAAACTGCCAAATTAGAGTTTGTATCCGCACCATTTCTTTGATGTTCGGCACACCACATTAAAGTGTATTTTGCGCCTACCTCCCAATCCTCGCCTAGCTTATATGAAAGATGAGGATATGAAGTTCCGTTATATTTACCCACAACATTTGACTGGATAAGCAAATTCGAACCAGCAGCTGCGGCTCTACTCAAACTTGCAGAGAGTGCTGTTGCTTGCTCTGTAACTGCTTTAATCTGTCCAGCTTGTTCTGTTACATCTGATTTCGTTGCTTCCAATGCTTCTGACGAAGCCTTTTTATTTACTTCATTATTAGTTAAATTTAGATCATTTCTAAGCTTAGAAATATCTAAACTTTGAGAAGACAATGTTTCGCCGTGCTTCTTAACTTCCGCTTGAGTGATCTTAATCGCTTCTGCATTAGCATTTAATGAGCTTTGCGTATCCCGAGGGCTTGGGCTCCATGCTGTAGGTTTATTGCCGGCTTCGATCTGTAATTTTTGAATTGTTGGAATTCGGCCTGAGCCATAAGTACCGTAAAACTCAATTGTAGATTCAGTTGAACTGTCAGTGTTTAATTTAGGAAAAACCGTCACTGCAAATTTTTGAAATTCATTTGCTTTAGTTACTGTAACTGAAGTTGTGAAAAAGTGGGCAGAACCATTAGATGAGTAAACCTGAACCGAACCGGCAACAGGTACACTCACTTCAAATGAAATGGTAACCGGCTTATCTAAGTTTTCGTCATAAAAAACTTTTAACTCTTTGCTTCGTTCATACATTAAGTATTCACGACTTGTTGTAGCTGTCGATGTTCTAGGAGCTTCTGAATTAGCAACTGCATTAACACCACCGATTTTTAAATTATCTACAGCAGCTGTTATATCAGTCGATACACGGCCCATTGCACTTTCGAGATCACTCTTTGTAGCTGTTTTCAATAAAGCTTGAGCATTGCTCTGAATACCTGTTTCTGCATTCTGCATTCTTGTTTCAAGCTTACTGGTCCTTTCAGCTTCAGCTTCTGTTCTGTTAGTTGCTGTTTTGAATAAATCATTTGCAGTTGCAGTTGCATCATTAGCTGAAGCTAATGAGTTGTTATCTTCAACAATAATGTAATTAAGCTGACAAATTCCTGTCTGGAAGTTGTAGTTTGCAATAAAGATTGGGGCATAAAATTCAGCTTGCGCTGGGAAAGTACGCGGATTATCAATTGTCCCTAAGCCAGTTGCTGCCCCAGTAGATTTACCCTTCATGTATAGAACTACTTCTTGCCATTCACCTAAATTAGGTTTAATGGCCGACAATAAGTAGTTAGAAGAACCCATATCTTCTGCAAGGGTGTTTGTAGTCGTTACGTATTTACTTTGGTCTGCATTTTTACATGCAACACCAAGATAAATAGATCCATTTTCACCGAGTACACGGCGGAAACGTGCACGAACCCGATAAAGTGTATCTGGGTTAATTTTTACAAACTCATTCCAATGAACCCATGTTTCATCATTATCAGCATTATTCCCAAGCTCAAGAATATAACCACCTAGTGCATCAGAATCTTGAATTACTTTCGCTTCTGCAGTGGTACGCCAACGTGTCCAGTCATCAATACCTTTTGTCGTGACGACTGCACGTACCCCAGAAGTTACTTGAGTTTGAGATTTTAGACTTAATAAATTTTGAGAAAGGGCTTCGGTAGCTTTTACCGCCGTTGTTCCTGTTTGCTGCGCTTCTGCTGCATTATCAAAAGCCAGTTTTGCAAGATCATCAGTAGTTTTAAGTGATGATGAAAGGCCATTTATGCTTGTATTTGTATTACTTTCTAAGGTCGAAACACTTTTTTGAATATCAGTAATTTGCCCTTGTACCTTTAAGTTTTCTTTAGAGATACTTGTATCAAGTTCACTAAATTTCGAAGCAGTAGACTGTTCCAACTCGGTAAGTGACTCAGTAACTTCTAAAATATTTGCATTAGATTTCCGATCAGCTTCTTCCAAAGCTGCTTTCGTTTGGTCGATACGTAAAGATAAGGCTTTATCACCATCAGAAACTGTTTGAGCAATTGTTGCTATATCCGACTCTGTTTTAGTTTTATTCGAATTAAAGTCAGTTTTTAGTTCTTCAAGTTTTTTTGCTTCTGAAACAACCTTCTCATCAACAAGTTTCACTGAAGATTCTACTTTTTCGATGTTTGCGGCATTACCTTCTATTTGTTCTTGTGAGTTTTTAAGAGTAGATTCAATTTGTGAGGTTTTCTCAGCAATAGATTGATTCAAATCACTTACAGTACGTTCGACTTTGTTAATAGCAGTTTTGTTGTCACCAATTTGTGATTGTGCGGTGCTAATTTGCTCAGTAAACGCTTTATCTTGAGCTGCTAGAGTTTTTATTTCTTCTGAAATTAGAGCGTTTGACTTACCGAATTCGTTTTGCATTTCAGCAAACTTAAGCTCAAAACTTTGAGTTAAAGCCTCTTTATCATTTGCACGTGCTTCAGCTTCAGCTAGAAAACCAGAATCAACTTTCTTATCAAGATCAATATACTGAGCTGCAATTTGATCTACTTTTTTAACTGCAGCTTCAGTTTGGGTTACAACCGGTTCAATTTTTTGATTAATGAGTGTATTAGTTTCTTCACCTAATGCTAATTTAGCGTCATCAATCATTTGACCAGCTTTAACTAAGTTTTGATCAATGTCTTGTTTTAAGGTGGCCTTAGTTTGATCAATAACATTTAGTGTGTCAGCTGCTTGTTTTTTACGGTCCAGAACTTCTTGATCCGCAATTTTTTTTGCGTTTTCTGCGACTAACCGAATTTCATTTGAATCACTTCTTACATCAGCAATGATTGAATCTGTTTCACTTTTAATAAAACCGATTTTATCATCGAGTTCTTTCTCAGCACGAATTGCACGTTGTTGAGCATCAGCAACCAATGCTTCATTAGCTTGAATAGACTGATCGATACGTTGATTGGCTTCATCCAATCGTAGATTAGCCTCATTATTATGTTGATCTACAATTAATTTAGTATTATTTATTTCTTGATCTATATAAGCACGAACTTCATCGACTTTATTTTGAGCGATCTGATTAACTTCTTTAACTTGTTCATGAATCTTTTGAACTTCCTCATCAAAATGTTTCATTCCTTCTTCAAGCAATTTAAAAGCATCAGAATCTTTAATATTTTCTATTAATTCTTCTACTTCCTTTATTTTTTCATCAATCTCTTGGCTTACTTGATCTTTAGTTTCATCAATTTTTTCGCCTTGTTCTTTTAACTCTTCCTTTAAACTTTCTAATTTATTAAGAGCATCTTTAAATGCACCCTCAATAGCTTTAGGGTCAATAGGCACACCTGCAACCGTAAGCGTTGTGCCAACTGCCATACTACCCGCTACAGCACTATTGCCCGCAACTGAAGTATTACCCACTACAGTGCTATTTCCCGTTAATGTGCTATTACCAGTTTGTTGAGTATTAGCTTGTACATTCATTAACGGCGTTTTGATCGAAACGGTTGTGCCAGAATCTACTTTTAAATTTTCTTTAGAGATAAATTCAATATTGTCTTGTCGAATACGGCGCACACCTACAATCGCGCCGTCTCCGTGACTGACATAACTATGGATTACTGGACGTTCTTCATTACCATTTTCAAAGAAGACATAGACGTCTTCCCCATCCACAATTTGAATTTCTGTATCTAAATCACTATCGCCGACTGGATAAGCAAAAGTTGCTGTAATTCCTTCACTCGCGCCATCAGTTAAACCATGAATGTGTACTTGTGCAGTACGACCTTTTGCGTTGTAACTTAAAATCTTTGCACGTTTTAAACCATTCATATATTTGACCTACAAATTAGCAATCCAGAACTTTGATGAAGTCCCCATTGATCCCCCGATTGCGCCTGTATCTATATGATGTGCAGCAGTTAAAACGACATACTTCTTACTATCTATTTCAAATATATCGCCTGCATTCCAGTTCAAATTTAGTGGTCTAATAATGGTCCCACGCATAATCAAAACTTTTTCCAAGTTTTTGACTTGTCGGGCATCTAAACCAGCTCTTTGCGTCACAGTGTGGCCTGGGGTTATTGAGTCATCACCAACAACCGTTGAACCGTTATTCTCAACTGTGACAAAAGATGATTTTTGCATCAGTTCCAAAGGTTTACTTGATATCCAAACGACACTGCTAGGATCTAGTTTTGTGATAGGTTCCTTTTTGAAGAAAGAATCAATTTTTTGAGCAGACACTTTATTATTTTGAAAGCAAATTACAGCTGCTTCTTGTTGCAGATAATGAGCCAAGCGCTGTGTAGGCATACTACCCTTTAAACAAACAAATTTAGGCAAAGGTAAATCACTGCCCAGACTGATCGTTGCACCACAAGCTCGAATTACTGAATTAAAAGAAGTTTCATTACTAATAATTGCTTGCTTTGAATATTCGATAAGTCTTTTACAACCAGCCAAAATACCAATACATGAGATGCCACCTACTCGCCGATCTTGTTTAATAGTCTGAGTTTTTAGAGGGGTAACTTTGATAAGTTCGAAAGGATGAGATATGTCATTTACAGTAAGTAGCTCCCCTTCTTTTAAAAGGGAGTCTAATTCAGTAGTAGATTGAACTGTGAACTCAATAGATGCGGGAATAGGTACGAGATCAGTTCTTAAAGTTGCACTAATCAGCTCAGACGCTGGAATAATTTTACCCGCAGATACAATGGTGATTTGCATTAACGGTTCCCCAAGTTAAAATTAAAACTCATTGGGGCCATACAAAACGCAAGTTTAGGCAAAGCGTCTTTCTTTTCATTATAGTTCTGTTGAGCTTCTGATACAGATAGCCCATAACTTTCGACTCCGAGCCCACGAGTAGCTTCAACCAATCTAGCTTGCAAAAGATCACAGTGAGCTTTTACTAAAGGTTGGATGATTACGTACTCATCACCGCTAAGTTCGATAGTTTCATTCAGTTCAATACTCGTGGTAGCTTTAGTTTGACAATCTAAAACAGCCCATCCGGCATAATATTTTGCCTCATCTAAAAATGCTTTCACGATATCATCAAGCAAAATTGAATAGCCCGATAATTGATATTCTTTATAGAGTTCTTCTGAAAGTTGCTGGATAGAACCAGCAACTACAGCATACCCTTCAGATTCAGGTAATAACTTCATAGCCATTACCCGAAAAGATTGCCTAATGTACGTGATGTCGCATTAATCGTTGAGTTGCGTACAGCTTGTTGAGCAGTATTGATTACCTGCTGAACGCGATTCACAAGTTCAGCTGTACCATCAATTTCTTTTTTACCCGGCTGAATACTGCCGTTGGTACCAATGTTTGCGAAGCTACCAAAGTAGTTATAGTCGATTGGGCAAGAAACTGTCATAACTTGAGATCGGCTATCTGAATCATACTCAGCTGACTCAAAGCGTATAGCACAGTTTTCAAGTGCATAAGAACGGGTAAAACTACCTAAACGGCCATCGTAATAATCACCATGGATGATTCCACCACTAGCTACGACATATTCAGCTAATAGTTGATCATGCCCTGCTTCAGTTACTAGGATTTGAAGGTTGCCTGTGTAATGGGTTTTCGGGGGACCAGCAACAATTCCAGTAAATCCACCCGCATATTGAACTTCTGCTGGATCTTCATTACTCACAATTGGCCGTGGGCAACTTTTAAATAAGAAGCGAAGGTCTTCCATGCCACGAGGAACAAACATCCCCTGACACGCTAATAATGGTGAACCAAGTTGCTGTAGAGCAATGTAATCTTGTTTAAGCTGATTTAGTAAAATCGGATTAGATTGTTGCATAATTTTGATGCTCAAAATGCAGATTTATGCAACAAGATTAAGGATGTTTTTGCTATTGGTTTTTAATCAGTTCCATTTTAGAAAACTGACTTTATATTAATAAAAAACCCGCAAAAGCGGGCTATATCACATCTGTTTATAGATAACATCTCGCCTATCTACATCAAGAACAAGAACTACGACTACATCATCCTTGACTTGATATAAAAGGCGGTATCCTGCTGATTTCAGTTTAATCTTATATAGATCAACTGATCCTCTCAGCTTATTCTTCGGTATCTTAGGGTTATCTAGGATTGCTTCCAGCTTACGAATAAACTGCTCAGCGATTTGTGGGTTAAGTTTGTCAAACTTTTTAAGAGCTGTTTTTGAGAACTCTAGCTCGTAACTCATTAATAGATACCTTCACAGTTTCGTCAGTATCAACTTGCTCGGCTAGTTTAATTAGTTCCTGATCTTCAATTAGATCCATCATGCGTTCATACATTGCTGCCGGAACACAGTAGAATTCTGGATTATTTCTATTCAGAATAGCTACTGCTTCGCCAAAAGCATTTTGTACAACTGCTGTAGGATTCTTTTTTAATTCAGAAACACTAGCCACAAATCGACTATGGATTATGTGGTTCATGACGTTTCTCATTTGATGTGTCCTACATCAATTTGTAGCCAATTGATTAGAACCGTCCTCAGAAAGTTAAGTTTGCTACAGGGTTAACTCAATATAAACAATTTGAAGATCTGTTTCAAGACCTGTTTAACAACCACTTAATAGGTCTTAATAAAAAAGCCACCCTAAAAGGTAGCTTTTTAAATCAGCTTTTTATCCAATATTTGGTGGTACTCGCAGAACCTGTACTGAAGGTACACCCCGATACACACCCATGAAGCATATCGTTGATGGCATTGGCTTAGATTGGGCTTCTCAGTTTGTTAAGTTAAAACAAATAGTTAATCAAGTTGTTATGATTTTCATAATAACTGATTTTCTTGTAATGTGCCTAAAATAGAAAGGATCTGATTCAGTACTGGGCAACTTTGTTCTAGCTGTATTTACTGCCGGTGCATAAGCTAAAGCTTTGGACATAATAATGACCCTATTCATTGAATAAAGCCATTATTTACAATGAGGAAAGCTTAGAAGTTAGTTAGTTCCAACTCCACAAGAAAAATATTTTAGTTTTCGATATCTTTATCATCACATTCAAGCCAAAAGACATCTTCAAACTTCTCGCATACACCAGCTTTTTTTAGTTCGGTGTAAATGAGTAAGGCACGATAAACACTGATGTGTTTTCCTGCTTCTGCATCTTTTATATACCTATTAAGCACATGATTATTTGATATAAATCCGCATTGTTTAGCTAATTGATAAACTGTCATACCAGCTTGCTCTCGCAAAGTTGCGACATTGTTTTTTTCAACCATCACGATATACCAAAAAATATTTAGTTCAGTGTATCACAAGAACAATTGCTATTAAATATAATTTTATTAATACTCGTAATTGCTATTATATTTAATAGTTGTTATATTTAACTCATCAGGACAGGATATGGTCTTGATAAAAAGAACCCCTTGTACCGATCAAAGTAAACAAGGGGTTATATCCAATCTCTAAGAGGAAATTAGACATGACTACTTTAACTCAAATCACCGTACCTTTCCACAATGCTGAGTTGTACTTGGTGGAACATGATGGTCAGCCATATACACCCATGAAGCCTATTGTTGAGGGTATGGGGTTAGCTTGGCAGTCTCAATTAGCAAAACTGAATGCCAATCCTCAACGATGGGGTATAACGAAAATCGTTATACCTACTCTTGGCGACTTACAGGAAATGGTTTGTCTACCACTAAGAAAACTTCTTGCTTGGCTCACCACCATCAGTCCTAACAAAGTAAAACCTGAACTTCGTGACACTGTCATCATGTACCAAAACGAATGTGATGATGTCTTATGGAATTACTGGACAAAAGGCCAAGTAATCAATCATAGAAAAGCTATCTCACCTGAACAACAGCATGCTTTACATGCAATCGTCGATCGTCGTGCAGGAAAAGATCGAAGTTTAAGAGCCTCTATGTGGATACGTCATAATCGCCACTTTGGAATTGCTAAATATAGCCAATTGCTTTCAATCCATTTTGATGATGCGAAGCAGTATCTTGAGACAATACCACTTCATGAGCTAGGCCCAACCGAAACAGATACACTTAAACGTTTAGAAAAATTTGTAGATAATCTCGCTGCACGGTATCCAGCATTAGAAAATCCGCTAGCTTATGAAATAGCACAGCATGTAGGTGAGAAGCTAAAGTATCAATCTCCCAAAGGTCCGAAAAACTTCTGGATTTCGATTCAGGAAAACGGCGCTCTTTCAGTACAGCAATATTCTCTACACCACACGCCCATTAATGTCGTGCAACTACGCGAAAAGTTTAATGGGCTATGGGAGTTTCTTCATAAGGATGAAGTACTTGAGCTTGGCAAAGTATTAAAACGCTTTCCTTTTGAACCTGTGAACTGAAAGGGCATATCATTAAATTAAGACGTTCCTACTGGAACTCCCCTTATATTAAAGCCAGCTATACAGCTGGCTTTCTTTTTAGAACTTATCCAATATTTGGTGGTACTCGCAGAACCTGTAATGAAGGTACACCCCGATCTAGCGCATCTTGGACACAACGATAATCAGGATTATTTGGTTCATAACCAAGTTCACCACGGATATTACCCTTATGTATTGTCATCGGTGCATCAAAACGCCCACGCATAAAACGACCAATAATAATTGTGTCAGTTAATGATTGATTGGTCTTTATTTCTGTTTTATCAGTTTTTTTCTGATATTGAATACCAGGCGCTTCACCTATGATTTGAGTTGTATTCATGAGTATTTCCTTAATTAAATGGATTATAGGTAAAGCCAAAAATGACCTTACCTATGAGTAATTAGTAAATACCTAAGCGTTTACCTTTTTTGAATGAACGTAAACGCTTGTTGATTGCATTTGCAGTAAAAGCATGAAGTCGAGCTTTTTTCATACCAGCTTTTTGTGCTGCAGTTAAACGGACCTTTTGACCAGGTAATCGTTTATTCACAACGGTTTTGACACCTTGACGAATAGCCAGCACACCACGGTAGTGAATTTTTCGCCCATTTACTTTCCGTTGGCTAAATGCTCCATTTCGAGCTTTAATTTTTTTAGCCATTGAATCGAAACCTTCTTCAGTTTCATCTGCTTCACCGAAAATAAACTCACGAACCAGTTCTTCAAGTTCAGGGCCTTCGTCTGGCATATTAGCAAGAACTGTATTGGCTGCTGCTTCTAACGCCGCATCAGCAACTTCTGTATCATCACTAAAGATCTCTTCAATATCAGTAGCGTCAACGCCAAATGTTAAGAAAGCATCGGAAAGAGACGCCATCAAAGCGTTTTCATAGATACCGTCTTCATCATCTGCACCATCTAATGCATCGACAATTAATGCGTCTAAATGATCAACGCCCAGTTCACCTTCTTCAAGCTTACCTTCACTGATTGTATCTACCGTATCAGATAGAATGTTCAGAGCAATTTGTCGTACTTGTTCAATCACAGATTGCTGTTCTCGATCAGTACTTGAAACCTTACTTACAACGGTAGAAATATTCTCCGCTGCTGAATCAAAAGCACGTAAAGCTAAAGGTTTTTCTGTAGTTGGGCCAAATGGATTCATCTTGATAGATCCTTAAAATTATTTAACTAAAACGTCGTCATCAAAAATTGCGGCACGAGTTGTACCAACAACTCCATGGGCTAAATAGAGTCGTACACGCTCATATGGATAGTCTTTGTCAGGTATTAAACTGAACTCAAAAGGTTTACCACCTAGATCTTCAGCCGGTTGTAACCAACCGGTTGTTTCACTAGAAGCACCCTCTAAAAACTCTTGAATTTCATCACCAGCTTTTTTGATATAGTCCGGTGTAGCTTGGAACATGTAAGTTCTAAGGATTTCGATACATTTATTCGTAACTCGTGCCGCAATCTCAGCTGCAGGAACTAAACGCAATGCACTATTTTTACTTTGATACTGGGTTAATACATCACTTAAAACGAATAATGTAGTTTCAAACTTAACTGGGCGAACTACATTTACTTTAGCCTTTGCCAACATTTCTTGAGTCTGTTCATCTTCAAGATCAATATTCGGCATCTGGCTTAAGTTTTTTGCTGTAAATGGATAATCTTTCCAAGCTACTGCATTTTTTAACGGCGCAAAGCCTTGTTTATTTAACTTTGCGTTACGTAATAATTTATCGCCGATGTAATGGCCCAAATAATAAGCTGGGACCTTACGCCCTCTTAGTGTGACAGCACCAGATGGACGGCATAGGTTCGGACTCCAAATGAATTGAACAAACTGTGATTGTGCATCTACACTTGTCGCAAATTGAGCTGCTTGCTCAGCTGTAAAAGTTGGGTTGATTTCAGCATCCAAAGGAATACGTAACTTTGTAGCTGCACGTTGTGCCGCAACATAAATTGGTAAATCATGAGGATTTGGTAAAGTCAGATATGCTGGTGTACTTAATTGACTCGTCAGAATCTTATATAGTTCATCTGGATTAAATGATGGTAACGATTCATCTTCCAATGCCAATGTTTTTGAAGCACGACCTAAGCTATTTGATTCGTTATAAGCATTTGATTTGAGTATTGCTTGTAACGCATCAATACCTAACGATAAATCAAAACGCTCAAAATATTCTTTCGCATCAGCTACAGCGACAATAGAAGCAGAATTTTCAATGTCTCCATCTACTAATCCCTGAACAGTAACAATTTGATCACCTGTTACCGCATCACGGATTTCCAAACGCATAGAAATATCTGCAGGACCGCGTGGGCTAGTTACTTTCGCAAAAAAGGCCACATTGATTTCTGTATTTGCAAGATAACTGTGAGTATCAAATTCCAGTTTTAGTGATGGGCTGGCCCCTGCTACAAGGGATAGCTCACCTGTACTTGATAGAGCAAGTATATTCATTACATTACACGCCCAAGGCTATTTGTTTTAAGTATTTTGAGCCGTTGGCTTTTTTGATTTTCTGGCTAGTTCCAATGTAAAAAAAACCACTCGAAAGTGGTTTTTCATTTCCTAAATTTTATAATCCGCTAGCAGGTTCTGTAGGCTCTTCTGCCTCAGTAGGTACAATTTGAAGTACATTACCTTTCAAGCCATTAATTTGATCTAGGTTATCTAGCAATTGTTTATGAGCTTCGTCACCGATCAAAGTGAATGTGACCTTTTGACCAGCTTGTACCAAAACTTGCGTAAATGGTTCGGTAATGTCACTTAAACCGTTATTTTGAAGTGTAATACTTCGTTCAGTAGGATGATCACCAACAGCATCCATAATTGGGTTCGTGCCATCAATAATGAAAATAGTCATCTTGTTACTCAACAGTTAGATTCTTACCAAGCCCCTTCAACTGACGTAAGTTTTCCAGTACTTGATGTTTAAATGTTTGGTTATGACACGTAATACTTGCTGTTTTACCTGCCTCAATAGCAACACGTGATAACGGTTCTAAAACTGTTGAAAATCCGTTATTAGTAACTTTAATAACTAGCGGATCCACGCTACTCCCACCTGATACTGTTAACAAATCCGTAATGGGAGTATTAACTTTAGAAGTATCAGTTTCTTTAAGGACATGATCCGATTCCGTCCCCACATCATCACCAGACTTACCACCATTTGAATCTAGATCATTTGAAGGTTTGACAGAATCATTCGATGTTTCAGTTGGATTTCCATTTTCTTGAGTATTGGACTCTTCATTATCTGAATCGCCATTTTTCAAATCAGTAGGTTTATTACCTTCATCTTGAGATGCGCCGTCTTCAGGACCTTGGCTATTTAACAAATCACCTTGGTCTGAAGCTTTTTCATCACCAGCTTGGGTATTCTGTGTTTCTGTAGTTTTATTGGTTTTATTACGTGTGTTTTTTTGTTTAGTAGTCGCTTGTTCGTCAGTTGAAGCTAAAGTTTCGTCAGTGTTTTGTGTTGCAGCAGCCATGAGATTTTCCTTTCAATAAATAGGGTAAAAAGGCGCATCGAAATGCGCCCTTATCTGTTTTACTTACGAATTTTTGAGAGATGGCATATTGATACAGTGGATGACATAGCTTTGATCAGCATAACGTTCTAACGGGTTCATTTCGGCTGCTTGAGCACCGATTAAAGTAAGTACTGATTCACGCGCATCTGGTCGAGTTTCAATAACTGAAAGAGGCGTTTGAATAAAGCCAACGAACGGCGCACGAATTGGCTCATTACCACGACCAACTAAAAGCATATCAAACGCTGTATCTGCTTCAGCTACAAGCTCTTGTGCTGTCGGTGCGTGGTAAACGTTTGTACCATCTGCAAGAGTACCAATACGGACAATTTGACCATAACCAGCAGTGTATCCGGTTTTAACTGGCATCTTGTCGCTTGACAGTTGATTAAAGAATACTGACCCAGTATCGCCAACATATAAGTCAAATGCTACGGTAGAGCCACCAGTACGTTGGTTAATATCCAATTTGGCAGCTGCAATAAATTTATTTACTTCCGCAAACAAGTCACCTGAAGTATTAAATGCAGCTGCTAATTTTCCAGTCACACCACGAGAAGCATCAAAAGTAACTTCACGAGCGGAGTATTCAGCTAAATCTTTTGCTTCACCTAATAAACGTACAGTTTGTTCTAAGAAGATTTTACCTTGAACAATTGCTAAAGCCTGACCCAGAAAACCAAGCTTAAGTTCGTTAGTTAACTGAGATTGTAATAGTGTTGAAGCTGTTACCCGTGCCATGATAGGTGACGCAATCAATGTTTCATATTCAGGTTCGAAATCAACACCAACTGGGGTTAATAGATAGTTATCATTACCATCACGCGCATCAAAATCCGCCACAAGATGAACTTCAATTTTCGCACCAGCTGGTAATGCTTCATTTAATGTCACGCTAATTTTGCTAGCTGAAATGTCAATTTCGCTACCAACTACACGATATTCAACGCCGTTTACTACTACGTCTTTCTCAGCAATAGCAGAAATCTTGCCTGAAAATTTTGATTTACTGCGATTTCGAGTATGCGCAACTTCTTTACCATTGATCTTAATAGATACATTACCCGCAATAAATGGCAATAAACTCGCTTTGGCGTCAGGTGTTTTAGCCTTGAAGTCTTCATAACCAGTTCGTGCAGTCACAGTATAAGTTGCACCTGCGCCACCATTAGACAATGCAAAACGGAATCGTCCTTCAACATAAGGCTTAGAAGCATTTGCACCATCTAAGTATTCTGATTTCTTCATTGCACCAAAATCACGGTTGGTGATAAAGCGAATAGATACAATCGGTACTTCATTTGAGCCATTTGAGTTGGGAATCATAGCAACGATAGGTGTTGCATAAGCGATAACGTTGGCGATAGTAGCAACTGTAATTGCTGGAACGATGCTTACAGATTCATGATGCTGGTGATTTACATCATCAAAACCAGATTCATTAATACTATCGTAATAGCTAAGGGTCTCGGCAGGCAAAGCAGCTGCTTGTTTCGCACCACTTAAACCAGCAGTTAATGCAGCTGCAATGATTGAAGGATGTGGTAATTCACCTCCATGACGTGATTGATATTGTGATACCCCAAACATCACAGCTTTATCAACTTCTGGCGCATATTCGATACCAATTGAATCAAAAATTGCTTTTAATACTTCTGGGTACTCATCTGCCGCTGTTTGAGCACTGTCAAACCCATTTTCAAGCTCTTCAGGACTTTTGAAATAGTAATTTCGGCACTGAACAGTAGCTAGTTGTTGAGCATCATACTTTTTACGAATTTCTTCTGTTAACACAGTCATTTTAAACCAGCCTTTGGCTTTCTATGTAAGATGCAGAAAGTCTGACATGGCGTATTTTTACTAAAACTGGTCGGTTCCAAACATAAAAAAGTCCCCAAAATTGAGGACAAAGAAAATGTAGCTAAAGGACCATCTCAGCCCTTTATTTATATAGCTATCCGCTTACACCACTTGAAACATAAATCTCCACATTATCACCTGCTTTCACTTTATAACGGAGCTTATCCCAGCAATGCTGTCTAAACGGTTCAGTATCGGGCGCAGCAGCTGTTAATGTAAGAATAGACACCCAGTGAGAATCGTTTTGCGGATCTGCATATGGAATATTGCTTCCGAAAAACTCTACTTCTGCCCCGTTCCCGATTACCTGGTAATTGAATATTGCAGAAGTACATTGTTCAGCCATTTCAATGTCGCCTGTCTTTTTACCTTTTTCATTGAAAATTAAATAGCTCATTTAGTTTCTCCATCACCTATAGGTGAAATAAACAAATCATCTCTACGGTTTAAAACATACTTACTGCCAAAATCTGCCATGAGGCTAAAACCAGTAATATTTACAATCTCAAACCACAACATTAGGTTTTCATAAATCATTAAACCTAAAAGATCACCTTCTTTAAGAATCAAGTCAGGGATGTTGATTATCCTTTCCAAAACATCATCCAATTCTTCATTGAATGTCTCTACTTGAGCGGTTAGCACCAAGTCAGATGGGTTATTCATTGAGAAGTTCTTTTGAATATAACCACCATTAAATTTATCGAAATGAACATAAGCAGCGCCCTTATATTCATACTTGTAGTTGGGTTCGTCTTGAATCGATAAAGTGTTCGCTTCAAAAGAAAGAGGATCTAAAGGTTTTGAATCTTCAGCCGGATTATTGAAAACTACTTCTTTTCGCCAAATTTGCGCGGGAATACTTGCTAGAGCATTCATCACAACACGTCTAGCTGCTAAACGGCGTCCATTTGCAACTTGATTTACTGATCTATTTAGCATTTCGACTTAAACCCTTCATAAAGACATTTAACATGTCATTGTCGATTGCGCCTGATTTATGTAAGGCTTGAATTCTTTCAATTTGACTTGCTCTAACAGTTTCCACTTCAAAACGTTTGAGGGTTTTTAATTCGCGTTCTAAGAGCTTTTTGGCAACTTTATCAGCTCTACGCATCATTTCTTTTTCTGCTTTTTGGATATTGGCTTTGATTGGCTTAACAGAACCATTCATCAAATCCATTACTTGCTCGTTAATTGAATTCTGTATTTGCTTATCTGTTTGCTTATACCGTGCACCTACTTGTTTCTTACGGTCTTTCTCTACTTCCTTTTTAAGGTAGGCAATCCCTGCTGGTGAACTAATCCACTTAACAACGCGCAATACATGCTTACAAGCCACACCGGATAAATGCGGGTTACGTATTTTCGGAAAGCCGCCCTCATCACGTCCCAAATTGTAGCCGCCAATAGTTGCCATATAGCGGTACCAGAACGTATGACGTTCGCAGTCACACTGAAATTTGATTTTGCCTTTAGCTAGGCGGTTTTTAACAGTGGTTAATGCCTGCTTGTCGATATCAAATACGACAGATTTAAAATTTGAAAACTCAATCTCAACGTGATGATTTAAGACTTTACTATTTGGACCGGCATTAGTAAGTAAGTGCACTAATCCAGCTTTTCTGCTGACTGGTACCGCCAAATATATTTGCTCATTTGCACGGTCAATATCATCTTGTCGGCTTAAATTAATGATGTTTTGAGGGGTAATGCCCTTACTATACTGATCTTTTAATAACTGAATGTTTTCTTGAAATGCCAAAATATCATCACGGGTAATACGCCGTGGTACTTCTCCATTTCGCTGACCTAATGTTGTAAAAAGTACCCTTTCGACATCATATTTTTCCCCTTGGGCAATATCTTGTGGTCGCAAGAACATAGGTTTAGGGATCTTTCGTCCCCAATCATCATATTCAATTTCTTTTTCTGCAAATGCCCGCTGTTCTCTATCTGCACGCTGGCGGCTCTGTTGATCTCTACGAACTCCACCATTTTGCAAAGACTGGTTTAATTGCAGCTGGGCACGGCGTAAATCATCTGGCTTGAATGCTGACATTTTAATTATCCTGCAAGTATTCTTTTTGAAGTCTTAAAAGATCAACAAGCCTTGGAAAAGCCACCTTATTAAGAGGTAACTTTTCCCAAACGCCGTTCACACCACACGCCACAAGTACTGCATCAATATGGTTTCTTGAACCATATAATTTCAAACTCAACAGTGATGGATCTTGAGATTCATCGTCTTTGATTTCCCAAACAATCAGATTCTGAATATTATTTTGTTGAAGATTCCGGTGAATTAAGTCTCTAATAGCATTTCGATAATCATTTCTCATACTGTTTTACCTATTTAAGCTTTAACAGTACTTACACGAGCAAAGCCACCAGTACCTGCTTTACCAGTGTTACCATTACTTTCGGTTGCAACACCAGGTTCACCAACAACTAAAGTCATATACTGAGTTTTTTCGGTTGAATTCACATATCGGCAAATGAGTAAACCACCACTTGCACCACCACCACCAAGTGCCCAGCCATCATCACCTACACCATTAGCACCATCACCACCAGCACCCCAGTTTGATACTGGACTTACTGATGCGCCGCCTTTGTGGTTTGTTTGGTTTGCAGCTGTACCAGCGTTACCAAGCTTGCGTGAAATTTCGGTTATGTTTGATGTCACAGTGATTACACCTGCTAAACCACCAGCACCATTTGAGAAAGCACTACCATTCGACCACTGACCACTGGTACCGCCTTTACCGCCGCCAACAACCGCCAAATCAAGTTCATTTAAACGTAAGCGTGTATCTGTTCCACTGGTCCCATGTGCCAATGCTCCTAACTCCCAGACACTGCCACCACCAGCACCACCAGCACCAACCAAAATGAATTCTTTTTGTTCTTTCGGTTGAATTGGAATGATATAAACACCTGGGACTGTGTAATCGCCGTTTCCATCGTTTAGTGTTTCTGCAGCTACCTGAACAACGGACCAATTCACAGTACCTGAATACCCTATCCGGTTTTGACCTGAGCGGTCCCAAACTTCATATGAAAAACCCTTTTCAGCACGGGTAAGCTTCCATGCTTCATGTGGGCTTTCTGGTGTTAAATAGATTGCATACTTTGAATCACGTAAATCAGTAACTTTGCCACCTAGTTCAACTGTGGCTGAGCTACCAATATTTACACCTGCTCCAATTAATTTTGGATATTGAGCATCTAAGTTTTTCTTGAAATCGATTAACTGCTGTAACAAATTTTTGGAACTAAGATCTAGATCATCAATCTGTTGTTGTAAATCATCGTCTTTGGCTTTTACATCTTTTTCAAATGCATATTGGGGGTGCGGATCCTCATGCTGATTATGTTCAGTCATGAGCTTACGAATTAACGCGCCGTATTGTGGGTG